AACCTAACTGTTTAAGCGAATCAGATTACAACTTTCTAAAGGAATTTTTTGAAGTAACAAGGGGTTCAGTTGTACCAACGGTTCAATACAGATTAAACCAAATTTACACAAGTACATTCAACAAACACGCTGAATTTACAACTTGTGGGAGTTGCTTATTAACAAGGATTAACGAACTAAAAAAAGTATTCGATAGTTACGTTGAAGACAATCAATAAAAACTTATAATGTTTAAACGAACAACCGCAATAAATAGAATAAAAGCAATGAAGTCTCGTATCCGAGTGATACAAGGTGGGACTTCTGCCCTTTATCCCCTACTTAGCAATAGGTAGGGGAGATAACGCAGGGAAAACATACGCTATCATTCCAATATTGATAGACCGAGCAATCAAAGAACAACGAATAAAAATAACCGTTGTAGCAGAAACTTTACCAGCAGTTAAAGAAGGTGCATTAGATATTTTCAAAACTATAATGGTTGAAACTAATCGATGGATTGAAAACAACTGGAACGCTTCAGCACTAATCTACACTTTTACGAACGGATCAAGAATGCAGTTTAAATCATTCGATTCAGATGGTAAAGCTAAAGCAAGTGGTAAGCGTGATATTCTATTTCTTAACGAAGCAAATCATATTCCTTTTATAATTGCAGATGCGTTGATGATTAGGAGCGCAGAAACTTATATCGACTTCAATCCAGATAACGAATTTTGGGTTCATAGTGAAATATTACCACAGCACAACGCAGAATTTTTACTACTTACTTATTTAGATAACGAGGGTATTTCAAAGGAAACGCTCGAAGATTTAATGATTAAAAAAGAGAAAGCGAAAACGTCAAACTATTGGGCGAATTGGTGGAGGGTTTACGGCGAAGGACAAATCGGAAACTTACAAGGGGTTGTATTTAGCAACTGGCAAACAATAGACACTATTCCAAGTGAAGCCCGTTTATTAGGGATTGGACTAGACTTCGGATATACCAACGATCCAACTTCGGCGATTGCAGTTTACAAATGGAACGACAAGCGAATTGTTAAAGAATTATTTTATAGGACGGGAATGGTTAACGGTGACATAGCAAACGCACTACCAAAAGATGCTGTAATTTATGCGGATTCAGCAGAACCGAAAAGCATTGAAGAAATACGACGCAGGGGTTTACAAATCTATCCTGTAACGAAAGGTAAGGATTCAATTAACTATGGAATTGACGTAATGCAACAGCAAGAATACTTAGTTACTTCGGATAGTACAAATCTAATTAAAGAACTTAGAGGTTATTGTTGGGACGTTGACCGAACGGGAAAAACAACTAATAAACCGCAAGGAGGCAACGACCATGCTATTGACGCACTCCGTTACCACGAAATGGAATCTATAAGCACGAACAAGGGCGTTTACAACATTTATTAGACTTTGTAGTTTAATAGGTATGAGACTTGAAATAAACGTACCTACATCGATTGCAGAAATACCACTTAGTGCCTATCAAAAATTCATAAACGTTTCTCAAAATAGCGATGACGAAGATTTTTTAATGGAGCAAATGGTGCAATGTTTCACGGGATTAGAATTGAAGTCAATAGCTAAAATGCGAATGACTGATTTAACGGAATTAATAATTTCACTTACAAAAACATTAGAAGCGGAGGGGAAGTTCCAACAACGTTTTAAAATTAAAGATTTGGAGTTTGGTTTTATTCCAAATTTAGAAGAGATTAGCTTTGGCGAATATGTGGATTTAGAAAAGTACTTGCAAGACGTTTCTACTTTTCACAAAGCAATGGCGGTTATGTACCGACCTATTAAAGAAACATTCCAAGACAAATACACTATTCACGAATACAAAGGTAGTGATGAATACAGCGATTTAATGAAGTTTGCACCGTTGCAAATCTTTAAGGGTGCGAATGTTTTTTTTTGGACTTTAGAAAAAGACTTATTGAAAGCTACCCTGACATTTTTGGAGACGGAGATGACAGCGGAAATCAAAACTCACTTAGTGAAAGAACTCAATTTGGAAAGCAGTGGGGGTGGTATGGAAGCTTACACGTCCTCGCTCAAGGCGACGTTACAAGATTCGATGCAATCACCAAATTGGGACTCCGCAAATGCCTCACTTTTCTCACGTTTACAAAGCAAAGCGATGAATTACAGCAACGAGAATTTAAACGCTTAACAAAATGATCCAAGACGAAAGAGCAAAAGCACTACAAAAGTTTGTAGACGGCGTTGTAAAGCAAGCAAGAACGAATTTAACGAAACGTAAAAAAAACGCATCTAAGAAACTTTATAATTCGATTAAAGGCGAAAGTAAGGTTTACCCAAATTCTATCCGTATAGGCTTTCAAATGGAAGATTACGGGTTCTTCCAAGACCAAGGGGTAAACGGAAAAAAGAAAAATCAAGGTAGTAGGTTTTCGTTTCGTGATAAAATGCCACCACCGAGCGCATTGGATAAGTGGATAGTAAGAAGAGGGATTGCACCACGTGACGCAAAGGGCAAATTGTTACCGAGGAAAACGCTTCAGTTTATTATTGCACGTTCGATTTATAACAAAGGTATTAAACCTTCAAAATTCTTTAGCGATGCAATAGAAACGAAACTTAAGAAATTACCAACTGAATTAATAAACCCCTATGTATTGACAGTTAGCAATATTATAGACATAGCAATAAAAGAAAATGTACGCAAGAACGCCGTTTTTAGTTCAAGTAAATGAGGCAGGGCAAACAGGCTCAAAGGTAGAATTGTTTATCAGCTTAACATCTACTTTTCCAACAACGCCAACTTACATACTTGAAAAGAATAACCCAAGTAGCACGAACAACGTTACACGATACAACGTAACACCGTTTGTACGTGAATTCATTAGTAACACGTACCAAAACATTAGAACGTTACCGAGTACAGCAACGTTAACGCCAAGTGGAGCGAGTGCATACATTCAGATTAAGCGATATAAAAACGTTTCAGGAACTTACACTTTAATAGACACAAGAACATACCGCTCGTTTGATGGATATAGAGCTTATACTGATAGTGGCGGTTTAGCAGTTTTGCCGTGGAATAATGAAGTAACAACTTACAATAGTGCTTTTCCTTTGTTTCAGTACCAAAGTGGAATGGTTTTTTACTATCCAAAAACAAGCGATACAACCGTACCAAGTGGACTTTTATCACCTGGTTATTTTACAGCTTTTATTGGAATTTCAGCGTATGTAAAATATGTTTCTTTAGCGAACACAGCAAACACACAAACAACAAACATAGATGCAGTAAATCAACGCTATTGCGACATTCCTTACATTTGGCAAAGTGCAACAACGCCGTCAAGTAATTATTATGCAGGTGGGAATATAGTTGAATTTTACAGTCCTACAAACGTATTATTGCAATCCTTTACTTTCAAACCGTTAGCAGAATGTAGATATACACCTGTAACGATTGATTTTATAAACAAATTAGGAGGTTGGCAACGAGTATTTTTCTTTAAAGCATCAATTGATAAAATTACAACAACAAGCGAAGATTATAATTTCCTTACAGCCGTTCCAACAGTCAATCAATGGACTGTTTCAGACGGGCAAACAAGGCAAATGAATCGAAACGCACGAAGAAAAATAACAGTTAACAGCGGTTCAGTAGATGAAAATTTCAAATTTATCATTGAACAATTAATGCTATCGGAAAGAATTATGGTTAATAATTTACCTGCTAAAATATTAACAAACGATGCTGACTTATTTAAAATAGTCAACAAAAAAGACTTGAACTATACACTTGATTTTGAATTTGCTTATGACGAAGTTGCAACTGTTTATTGAGGGAGTTGAAGTTGATCTATTCAAAGACGAAATTGTAACGGTTAATTCATCCGTTGCAAACGTTCAGGATATTAGCAAGGTATTCAGCGACTTTTCACAATCGTTTTTAGTACCAGCATCACCACGAAACAACGCTATTTTCCAACATTGGTACGAAAGCGATGTTGTACCTACAATCGACCAAAATTTAAGACGTGATGCTTTTATAGAAATCGAAACGATGCCGTTCAGAGTTGGTAAAATACAACTGAATGAAGCGGTAATTAAAGACGGACAAGTAGTAAGTTATTCGTTAAATTTCTTCGGTGCGTTGACAAGTTTAAAAGATAGGTTTGCGGAGTTGACATTAAAAGATTTGGATTATTCAAGTATTTCATTTGTGTATAATGGAACAAATGTTTATAACAGATTAACGGACGGAATAACAAGTTATGATATTCGTTTCCCTTTAGTTGCATCGGATAGGCTTTGGACTTTTGGAACAACTGGAGAAGATATTTCAACAACAGCAAAGGCAGTTGTTTGGGATAAATTATTCCCTGCCGTTCGCGTGAATGCTATTTTTAATATTATTGAAACACAATTTGGAATAAATTTCAGTAGTTTATTTTTTCAAACAGCTAAATGGTTGGATTTATATGCACGCTATCAAAATACTGAAAAATTTAGTTTTATAGGGGAAAATCAAATTGTAGATTTGTCAAGTAATGTTATTGCAGGAGCGTGGGTTGTTACACCAACTATTAACACAACAGAAAACACAATTACAATACCTTATCAAGCACCCGACTTTTTACCTCACAATGTTCAAGTATCTACTTTTAATTATGACAATGCAAACGCTCAAGTTTATTGCGATGTTTATTTGAACGATGTTTTATTTTCAAGTACAGCAATGTTTGACGGTGCGCCACCTTCTTATTCGTATTGTGCGGATATACCAAATGAAGTGGGAAACACACAAGTAATTAAATTGTTTTTTAGGTCAACTCAAACAGTAAATTTTGATTATGAAGTATTAATTTCAAACCCTTCAAATACAAGAACGATTACAATTGACGGTAACGAAACAACAACCGTAAACATAAACGCTTCATTATTTGCACCGTCTGTAAAGATTGCGGATTTTGTTTCAGCTATTTTCAAAGCGTTTAATTTGGTTTGCGTTGGCGAAAATGAAAATACATTCACAATAGAACCCTTGCAGGATTGGTATTCGTTAGGAAGCGAAAAGGATATTACAAAGCACGTAATTAATTCAAGTAATATTAAACGAGTACCACTTTACAAACAGATTGCATTCAAGTATAAAGAAAGTAAATCGTTTGTGAATAAAGAATTTTTATCATCTTTCAATCGTAGTTATGGAGATTTAGATTATGCTTTCGATTACGATGGAACGGAATTTAAAATAGATTTGCTTTTTGAAAATATCCAATTTACAGAATTGAAATACGGAACAACAGACAGCGATTTATTTGTAGCTTTTACCTTAGATGAAAAGTTTTCCCCTTATGTTCCTGAATTAGCATTAATGTACTTAAACGGCGAAGCAACTTCAAATCCAGCATTTAAATTTTTCAATGGAACGACAACGCAAAACGTAACCGATTACGCACTATTCAACAGCGTTAACACAACAGGGTTTAGTTTATGTTTCGGTAACGAATTTAACATCGTAACGCAAGAAACAGAACCAAACAGCCTTTATCAAACTTACTATGCT